TGTGGGTTAATGATGGGGTAAATGAGTGCGCTTCTACCACTCTATTCGACCTACCTGGTTGGGGTCATGCACACCAGGAAAACATCAGCTTGAGATGTCAATATCAAGACCGGGGTTTTGGAGGATGCCAAAACGAGTTATCCGATGACGACATGGAAGAAGTCCGAGGGTACCAATATACATTATCTGATCCTGTGCTCCAGAGAATGTTGAGCCGTTTCAGAGATATGGATATTGTAGATATTCCCATTAACAATTATCCAGGTTGTAAGAGAGGTCCTTATGTACGCGATGGTCGCGGACTCACTCTAAACACCGAAGATGAATTTGGAAATGCGATTATCAGAGATTATCGTCGTGATTTGATGTGCCAAACAGAAGATGATGCCACCATTAACTTGGATGTTCAAGAATGTTATGAACTGGTTAATGATAGAGCCGATTTCATCCAAGGTTACATTCACGTTGGTCCCGTCACTGAACACACAAAACATTGTGGTTTTGAGATTTGCCGATCCCAGAGATGCATTAATTTGCATGAGGTCAAGTCTTCCCTCAATGGAAATAACGGTGAGTGGACAAACACAGACGATATCAAATCCAATAAGAAAGCCGCCCGACAACAATTGCAGAAGAAACAACTGCGTCGTGCCGTCAAAAAACAAGCCAAGAAAGCAGTTAGGGATTCTGCCATCGGTTTTGCATCCAATATTGTGGGACAAGAAGCCGCTAAAGGTTTGTATGGGGCCGGAGCCAAAGCCATTAAGCTTGCTAAGGCCTACACCCCTACCAAACAGAAATCACTCGTTCTGTCTGACGTGTCAAGTCGGTATCTTCTCTCATACGTCAAGCCTTTTGATGAAAATGCACGTAACGCTCATGTACCAACAATGCCTTCTTACCCTTCTCACAAAGCAATGGGATTTATTAGGGGGACCGGATATATTGGGCAAAAAGGTGTTGGATGGGTGGCACTCATACCCACTGTTGCCAAAAACAATCCGGGTGTGTATTATACTGCCGCAGATTACAATTATGAGCAGACAAGTCAACCTGCGAATGATGGTCTCGGGGGAACTGACATCAACCCAGTGTTGGCTACGTTCTCAAATTTGCCTTATGATGCAACGCAGGTAGTTAACTCATCTGGACCTCCACAAGCCGACATTTCAGGCCGAATTGTGTCAGCGGCACTTCGGATGCGCTACACGGG